TATTTCATATGCGCTGTTATACGACTATCAGAACTATGATTTTGATTTTGAATCGATTAGTATTCGGAGCTACGGCGAATATGTGTATTCAAAAAATGATGAGAAAGTTCTCGATGGATTGGTCTATCAAGGAAACAATAATATATCTGAAATTGACGTCTTGCGGATCATTGAAGTATATCAACAATTATTTTAATGAATAACTATTTAAAACAAAAAGGCCGTCCAAAATTGGACGGCCTTTTTTATACAAACTCAATTAGGATTCAATTAGAATTATGCAGGCAAGTTAGCAACTGTCAGGTTGTGGTAGTAATTATCAGCACCGTAAGGGTTGTAAGCAAGACCATAGCGAGTATGAAAGAATGCACGAGGTTGATTGTCTTCTTCACCGTAGCCCTTGCGAACTTGCAGAGGAATGTAGGGAGAGTAGAAAATACCAGCGTCAGTTTCGTTCTTTCCTTTGTAGCCAATATAGATATTATCAGTGGTTGCCCAGTTGTCAACGTAAACGTCCATACCGAGAGCAGTACCGGCGTAAACCTGCTGAATAGGATCAACGTTAGTGTCTTTCAGACGACCGGAAGCTTCGAGAGCATTCAGAACACCGAGAGAAACGATCATGAAGGTACCTTGACCACGCTTGGTTTTATCAGCAATACTACGTTTTCCACGGTTGATAGCGGCAGCGAGATTCTGATACTTTTCATATTCCCAGCGACCATCGGCAGAAGTGTAGTTGTAAGCAGAAGTGTTTGTGGCGTTGGTGATTACCAAGTTGATGAACTCACGGTTCATATCCATGATAATCTCATCAGATGCGAAGCTGGTGATCAGTTGTTCAGCATCAATGTTATGAACGGCTTTCATATCCTCAGACAACTCATTAGTCCATTTAGCCTTCAGCTTACGAGTTTCAGCAACAACCGCAACCTTGTTAATGTCCAGACCAATTTCTTTCATATCAGTAGAGAGAGCTTCGCCAGCGGCGGTGCTGTAAGAACCAGTGTAGTTACTAAAAATTATCTTAAATAGAGCTTCATTGTCATATACAGCGGAGACTGTGGTTTCGGCAGCCGCATAAGGATCGGCGTTATCAACTTGCTCACCGGCACCAGCTTGGAATGTTCCAGACTCAACTTCAACCAGAAGGTTATTACCCTCTTTGTGGCGAACAACACCGTTACCGTCACCGGTAGAAGTACCGCCGTGAACGATGTCACCACCAACAGCAAAGTTAGTAGCATCGGCCAGAGTTACGATCACAGAGTTAGCACGGTTAACAGGGTTGACGCTATCGTTCTGGTAAACGGCACGAGAAGCGAAAATCAGACCAGTCGGCATAATCATAGGCTGAAAACCAAAAATCTGAGGACCAATCAGAGCAGGCATAACTCGCCGCAGCATTGGAATGAGAATCGGAGAATAATCAGTAGCCAACGAATCAGCACTAACACTCTTCTCACTGAGTGACTTTTCAACGTTCTCCAACATGAGGGCCATTGCACCATAGTCAGCCGACTTGACTGTCGGGCACTCGCTCACGAAATCAGACCATTTGCCCTGACCTTCGATAACGGGCTTCCATTTTTCAATGGTTTGGGGTTCAACAAATAAGTTATACATTGTTTAAATTTCCTTTTCCTTGTTTAAAAAACAATTAATATATTACGTACTGCACAACGCAGCTAATTTAATTATACACGGGCGCCTACCGGCAAATACTTATCGAGGGCATTCACTGTCTCGGCGTCGTCACTTTTCTCACTCAAAACAGCATCCGGATTTTCGACATAATACGCTGCTTCTTCAATTTCCCCTACCGACTCAGAAATCTGATTAATGTTAGATTTGATCAAAGTAGCCTTGCTAACGAATTCATCGACGTCTTTACATTCGATTGACTCAATCAGTGTCAGTAGCGTTTCTGTTTCAGACTCAGTCAAATCACCGGTGAGTGTAGTAAACTGCACAGCTTTCTGATATTCAATAATCTGTTTCTTCAAATCAATGTTGTGATTGCCAACTTCGTCCAATTTAGTTTTCGTTTCATCCAGTTTAGATTCGAGATCTTCAACGACGTTAATCTCTTCTTCTTTAATCTCGATAAAATTATCAGCCAAAACACCTTGAAGCTTTTTCATGGTTGACTCAGCCATGTTTACTTTAATGTCAGAAACTATATTTGTCTCATTGGTCTCAAACCATTCACCAAATGTTTCTTCCATATAATCGCTCAGAGTCTGAACCAATTCTTCTTTAAACTCGGCTAATTTTTCCATAGCTCTTTCTTCAGAAGCGGCTCCCTGCTCCTCAAGTTTAGCCTGGGTTTTTGCGTTAACGGCGGCTTCGAAAAGAGTCTCAATCTCTTTTTGCACATCCTCTGTCAACATCTCGTTTTTGAAATATTGTTCAAAAATACCTTTTAAATCCATTCTATGTCTCCTATTATTCATCAAAATATAGTTTATATAAAAATATTTACTAATTTATATCTTATTTTATAGATATAGCATTTAAATATTTTTGAAATAATTTAATAATGATGTCTTTACGTTCTTTTTCATTAAGTTTATTTAAAGCTTCTTTAGTTTCATCAATGATTGGCTCAACATCTTTTTGAACCAAAACACCATTTTCAAAAACCCATTCCTTATTTTCATATATGGCTTGCTGCCATGCATCCGGCGCGCTTGGATTTACAACAATATCGGCTAATGTAACGAGATACAAATTTTCAACGATTGCGACATTGTTTTTGACTTTAGTTTTACCAAAGCCGCGGGAACTCATACCTAAAGTAATTCCACCTTCAACGAGATTCTGAACTTGTTTGCCGCAAGTCGTATTCAATATTTTCGCTTTACTAATAATGTTGTTGCCGTCTTGTCGAATCTCAACGAATTTATGTGATATGCGGTCTGGATTAATCTGCGAAACATCTTCTTTCGGATGATTTAATTCACCTGAAGCTATGTTACGATTAAATCTTTCTTCAGTGTATTTTTTTACTGCACATTCGATAACGCGACGAGGGTAAGTCCGTGAATTCGCATTGACGACGTCTGCCTGAATAGAAATTCCTTCAAGATATAAATCTTTATTGTCTTTTCCCTCGGCAAGAACTTTAACACTGTCTTGTAATTCAACTAAAAGTTTCACTTTTATTCCTTACTTGAAAAATTTTGACCGACAGTCTTAGTCAATTCTCTTGTCATGTCAGCCAATTTACGATCGCACGCTTGTTTAACGACTTGTTTAAAATCTTCGAGCTTATGACGCGCAGCCAAATGTAAAAGTTTATCCATTTTTTAAAAATCCTTTCTTATTATATTTACTAATTTTCTTCAATTTCTTTATCGTCACCGGCGGCTTTAATTTCTTTCTCCATATTTTTAATATCGTCTTCAGTCTGTTTGAGGACATTCTTTTTAACCCAGAGAGACGAATAAAATTTCCCAATGTCGTCTTTAATCTCGGATAAAAGATTTAATCGCTGTGATAAAATTTCATTTTGTTTCAATTCTTCAAAATAATTATCAACGGCCCATACGAAATTAATATCGTTTTTAATGGCAGACCATTCTTTTATATTGATAATTTTTTTCGCAACTAATTGGATTTTAAGTAGTTCATAAAATAAAACTGAAAAATCACTCTGTAGACGACGAACAAATTTTTGGAATTTGAGTTCTGGTCGTGTTAATTCGCCCGGCTGGCCGATATTAACAATCGATGCGTCTTCTGTTTCAAAACGATTGTAAGGCACTTTTAATGAACGCAAAAAGTTTTTCTTAAAGTATTTGATATCTTCAATGTCACTTAGTTGAGCACCACCTGGTAGAACATCGACTTTTGTACCCTTAGTATCAGACCGTGTCGGTAGATAAAAATCTTCTAACATCGTCATCGTTTTTTTGTTCTGTGTCACTTTACCTGTCTGAACGTCATAATTGACTGAACTCTTAAATTTATTCATCAATTTCTTGACATAATTTTGAGCACTGGTTCGGCGAAGTTTTCCTACGTCGATATAAAAGACTCTTCGCTCAGGTGCTCTCGTAATTCGATAAATGACAGCTGAATCTTCGAGTAGGCGGAGTTGATTTAGAGGTTTAATGGCTTTATGTAAATGTGAAATATAATAATTTTGTTTTCCATTGGTGATTCCGGACGGAACAAAGACAATATTCTCGGCGCTTATACGCACGCCTTCTCGAAAATTTTGTGATCGCATAACATCATGTTGAGACGTTCTCCTGCGTTGTTTATTGCTTTCGTCTTCACGATACACGTAAAAAATTTGATCGGCTTCATTTTTTTTACGTGTAATGTCTAAAGGAGACAATTGGACTAATTTAGCAACGCCTTTATTTTCATTTTTGAAAAATAATATTTGATACCATAAACGACCATCAACATACCATTGACGAAATACTGATGACCCCTTTCGCTTGAAATTGAGTAGATTTAATAGATAATCAAATTCATCCATAATTTTCTTTTTTACGTTGTCACGCAACTCAACGTTATCTAAATTCAACTCAATATTATTTTTACTGTCTTCACTAACGATTGATTCATTAACAATCTCATCGATAGCGTCTTCGACATTAAAGTCATTCGACATATTGCGATATGTCAAGATCATTTCTTTAATGTCTTTAAAATCTTGCTCTGCATTTAGAGAATAATAAATTGAATTATTATCTAAAATTGGGAGTTCTGGTTCTTCGTCCGCAGGCAACTTATGCTTTTCATCAACATCCTTATCGGTAAGTTGATATTGATCGGTTCGTTTCGACGGACGAAAATTTGTCAAAAATTCTAATAATTTCATGCAGTATCCTCAATTTAATAAATATTAAATTATTTACGCTTTTTTAATTTACTTCTCTTAAATCGGTGTTGTTCTTTTTGATTTTTTCAATTGATTCATTCGTCGCTGCATTTCCCATTTTGCTCTGATCGCACTAAAGATTCTTTTTTCAGAGTCTTTAATAAATTTTGGACGAATGTCTTTAACGGCATTAGAATACGTTTCAAAATCAAAAATTTTAATGTTAGATCGTATATGTGAATATAAATAACGCCTAATCGTTAGAGCTAATAAAGCATCTGGTAATTTAGCGCTTTGCCAAGCGCTCTTAA